CGTTAACCATGTCCCCGTGCGCTCGGCCCAGGTCCCGAGCATTATCGAATCCGTTGTTTATCCACCACGTTTTCTTCGGTTGTCGATACGGACCCGTCGTACTGAACTCATCTTTACGAGGTGTCCAATCGGTGCGTGTGGAAATTTTGACCGCAGGAGTTACAATCTCCGCAATCCCGAACAGCCGAGACCATTTTACTGGCCACGCGAGGACTTCCTTAATCAATCGCATCTCTTCCAGATATCCATGCCGCGCGCCCACCTGAAACATTTGCTCCGCAATCTTTTGTGATGCTTCACACCTATAATGACATGGCATGTGAGAGACGAGGCGAAGACCCATCCACCGCAACAGTGTACTGGTCATGGGTAACATGGGCGAACAATGTTGCTCCCATGTACTATCGACTTGCCCGCGACCCCACGTTTCCAGAAACGCTTTTCGGCAACATTCGGGAAAGCCTAATAGTTTCCCGAATCGGTCGACATATGACGGCGCCGTCGCGGATCGACGGTCGGAACGCGAGGAGATATTTGATAAATCGACGGTATCTGCGTATTGTTCTGGACGAACAAACAACACCCGATACTTAAATCGTTCACCATTTTTTAGTTTCGTTTCTACCGATGAGTATGAATTGGAATAACTAATTCTATCTATTGGTATGCAAAGAATATTATGATTGCGCGCCCACTCTGTGAGCCCTACTAATTCTTCGGGTGCTATTATCTGCGATGCCGCCGAGCGAACGCCATCAACAACCGACAACCGTTCAACACTTTCATAGGCATTCGCCGCTGCTTTGAACAACGGATTCCACCACTCACGTTCAACTGGACTTCGCCACGACCATCGTGTCCAATCGGGAAGTGTGGGGGTGTCACTTGCTAGAACATTCTGTTTATCATTCATAATGTATTATCATTGTGATCCGTGTGATCGCCGTGAGATTGCCTACCGCCGTTGGGCTGCCCGGTTAATGTTGATAAGTGTGACGATGATTGATTCTGCCATTTCGAAAACGCTGCCTGCTCAAGTTCTTTTCTATTCGTCCAGTCACACAGCGGAATCGTCCCCGCCTCACGAAGTCTTCGTGCGCCTTCTGCAAATAACTTCTTGTATGTTGAACAATATGTAGAACGCATTCGCCAATCATTGGACTGCCCTTCGCCTGGGCATTGACCGTAGCACATCAACCAATATTCACAATCTTTGCATCCACCAAATTCTTGTGGTGCTTGGTAGAGCGCCATCTGTCGTTCATAGTGGCGAGCGCCTGGGTGCCCTATGAAACTACCATTTGGGTCGCCCGACCCCTCTGCTGGCATCCAGTTGAACCCGTCTTTGTTTGTTCGCGAGCAGTGAGAGACAGAACCGTCGTTCTCAATACCGTTGACGGCACTTGTATTCCACGGGTCGCACGGTTTCCAATGACACACGACATCATCAGCACCCCTGAGGAGTTTCAAAATCTCCTCAAATTTAGACATGCGTAGTTGCTTAAATGTTGGAACATGGATTCGCCAAATGTCCAATAACCGATCCGACAATTCTTCTTGTGGCAGGTATAATGTATCTGCTTTGTGATCCATCTCCATTGTATGAAGATTTATCTGTTTAAGCCCCCGATCATCTAACTCATGAAGCCATGACACAAACCGAGGAAATCGTTCTGCACTAGAATTCCCGGCGTGCATAGTGACAATAAGACTGGGCCGAAGACGCGGATGTTGTACCGATAACGAAAGCAACGTATCAATCGCATGAAGCGTTCGTGCTGTCTGCTTGCGTGTCGCCTCTAATGTACCTGCCCACCGACTGTCATTTAATTCATCTGGGCCATCTAATGAAATACCCACATGTGTGTTGTACTTAATGAACAGTTCAATATGTTTGTCGGTAATCAATGCGCCATTAGTCTGCACCGATGAACGACCTGATCGGGCATGGGAAATTGACAGGAGTTCCTCAAGATGATGGAGTGGCAATAACAAACACTCCCCACCAAATAAAGAGAAATGGTCCTTGGGACCAAGTTTTTTGATGGAGGCTAATACCGCATCACGATCATATCGATGTGATCGCTGCTCTTCTCGCATTCCCTCTTCATAACAATAGGTGCATTGCAACTGACAACTGACGCCAACAGGTCGAATCTCAATACTCATAATATTTTTGCCGTAAAACTTTACGCACCCACGTAAATGGGCTGATCAGCATGTGTGGCATCTGCGTGTGGAACATCTGTGTGTGCTACGTCCGAATGGCTAGAACTATCGGTGTGCGACTCGGTAGTTTCGTCACCATGATCATCGTTATGATCGCCGTGCCCCGCGCCGTCGCTGTGATCTCCGTGCGGCTGCCCGTCGTTATCAGTGTGATCGCTATCATCATCGTGGTCACCATGATCATCGTTATGATCAGCATGGCCACTACCTTCGGCCGAATCCGTGTGGCCGGGCCCGCCAGAGTCGCTATGGTTATCGGTATGTATATCGTTGTGTGTAGTCGTATCGGTATGCGCCACGTCCGAATGTGATACGTCCCCAAATGCCACATCATCATGCGGGGAGTTCTCACCAGTTCCGCTGGCAATATACCGTAACTGCTGATTCCCAGCCGCAGTATTTTCTATCCACAGTGATCCGGCAACCGCGCCCGTATGTGTACCATAGGTGTCTATAGTAGAACATTCGCGTATGTTTCCAGAGGTATCTACATACCGTAAACGATCAGACTCCATCCAAATTGAGCCATTTATACCGGCGCCGGCCGACCCCTTGTTGGTGCCGATAATATAATATTCTACAGCCGCGCTATCCACATAATGAAGCGCGGTTCCTTCGACCCAAATACTACCAGCAACCTTAGCCATTATCTTGCCTTAAGAAGTTGTGTGACATGTAAAGTCAATTGTAACACATGTGCTTGCAATTCGTCAATCTCAGATCTAAGGGACAATACGCCCTTCGCGGATTCGCGTCGGGCCCGCGACCGCGTGAGAGCCTTTTTGTCGGTTAATAGTAACGCGTTGTTATAGGTGTCCCGTACATGCTTGCGGTCATCGGTCTGTATCAGCATTACTCATCCAAGGCAATAGCGCGGAAGTTGCGAATCTTCGGCACGACGGTCGTATCGTTGGTAGACATCACTATTTTAATGGAGAACACTTTGAACCGATCCGTGGTATCCGTAGATGATGTCAACGCTTGACTTTGCGGCGTGCGGAACTCAAACTCCCGATACTGTGTGGCACGTGTGCTGATCACTCCATCCGGCGTGATTTGTGTCATCAATCGCCATGGCTGATCCGCAAACCTCTCGCTATCCAACGTGCCCGATAGCACCTTGTAATAGGCATAGAAGTTAGTACCCTCGGGGCGATATCCATCAAAGTACATCTTGATGTCGCGAGCGTCGAACCCTTCCGCTAACGACACCTCCCGTGTGAAGTATCGTGTCAGCGCATTACCATGCTGTGCGGAGTCCTCGCCACGATACGTCAGCGCCGCATTGCCAGATACCGTAACAGTCGGCGTAGTGAGGTAGCCACTTCCGTCAGTCGTTAACACAAGACTAGTAACAGTGCCCGTGACGATGGAACTATTGACGGTGGATACAACTGCGTATCCTACTGCATTCGCACCGACATTACTGGCGCTTATTGTCATCGTCAGGTTCGCAAAGGTCGAGAACGCATTCGCGACGCGGGCTTCACCGGCGGTCGTTGTCGCAGTAAACTGAGAGTCGCTTTCGATGGACGCAACGGTCACCGCCAAGTTGGCCCCGATCACCACATCTCGTCCCACAATAACTGAGGTGAGGAACGCACTGCCCGTCCCTGTCACAACGTTAGACGATGCGACCGTCGTGACGGTGCCTGTGGCTGCGGCCGCATTCGCATAGCCACTACCGGGATCGAGAATGACAAACTGTGTCGCATACAGTTCCATCTCATTGATGCGATTCTGTATACCAAGGACAGTCATCTTTTTTAGATCGACATACGGTGCGACATCAGTGCTTCGCGTTGTGAGCGTGGCGATGGTATCGATGGTATTCGCTGACACCCCGCTGACTGTCTGACCCGCTGGCGCACTATTCGCAAAAGCAGGGTAGAACTGTGGCGCAGCGTTCGCGTCGTAGCTCCCGGTTAAGAACGACCGTGAGGACAACGCTACCAGTTTGTTCGGTTGAACGCTATACGCAACTGCGGTGCCCGAACCTTCTGGCTTGACGCTCAACGAATAGCTCGTCGATGTCACCAACGGGAAGGTAACTTCATACGGATAGAACGTCATCGAATCAAATGTCTTGGTTGTCGCCGGTTGCACGCCACGGGCGACAAGGATGCCAGTGTTCGCACCACTCGACAATGTCCACTTTGCTTTGTTCAAGCGGAACATCATATCTTCAAATGGTGTTTCGGTCCACGTCGATCCGTTCTGTGACTTGAAGAAGCTGCCCGCATAGGGCTGCTTCGCAACCTTCTTATCGGTGCCAAGCACCTGCGCGCCGAGTTCGGCGGTGTAGACTTTATATTCCGAAGAGTCGGAGCGAACCACAAGGGCGTACTCAATACCAGGCAACAGGTGAACCAGTGAGGGCATCGTGAATCGCGTGTACGCGGATGTGTTGCTGAACGCGGTAGACAAATCCGTTGTGACAACATTCACGGCGTCGTACCGCAGTGTGGTAGACGCTTGTCCTTCTGGTGACGCACACGGCACTACCTGATATGACGAAGGATATCCATTGATAACTGGTCGAAGTTCAACCGTGACTGGAATGTCATCGGTAGGTTTTGCTGAGAACACCAAGTCCACCGAGGCTAGCATGATACCCTGTGGAAAGCGTGTCGCATCCACAAGGAACGTTTCCGCTAGTGGATCTGCCCATCCTTCTGGGCATGACGTGTAGGTGTCGTTCTCCCAATAACGAGAGTCGTGGACACCACGTCGCGTGACATTGGTGGTACGAGATACGATACTAGTGGGTTGCTGCGACACCGACAAACCGGAGGCCACATAGTTGGTTTCTGCGGTGGTCGTGGCGCTTGAGAGATCGTTTGTACTGCTATCCGTCAAACGGAAGAGTCGTTGACCAGTCGCGAACTGCCCTTCCTGAAGATGAAGCACCCCCGATACGGTACCCGCACCACCCGCAGTCACCGTACTGTTCGCAAGGAACCCATCAGATGACAACGACCCGACGCTATAGATCGTCTGTCCCGCTGTGATATCTGTGAGTGCGCTTGTATCAATAACCGCCGTCTGGTTCGCTGAGTGATAGTTGGTGACACTCGCACTCTGTCCCGCGCCAGGCCCACCGACAAAATAGATCACCGTGGTGTTGGCGATTTTGGTATCCGTGATGTCCACGTCCAACCGAAGGTTGTTTGAATCATACGCCCGCACGACGCCCGAGGTAATCACCGCCGTGTTAACCGTGAGTGTCTTTGTTTCTACCGCAACACTGGCCGCGCTGAGAACACTGGACGTACGGGAGGACATCGGCAAAATAACCTCGGCACCGACCGTGCCAACACCAGAATCTTTCGCCATTTTCTCGGGGCGCAAACTCCCGGCGGCGTAGCTAAACTTCCGAGCATACGCGCCATTATCTTCCGGTAGAATGAGGCGCGATCCACGATCCGTAAATGTACCCGTCGCACTGCCGTAGTTCAGCCCGGGCCCAAGAATGGCATCAGCGTCCACATCCTGCTGCGCCCGAGTGCACTTGAGTGTGTATGTGATCGTAGCGCCCGAGTTCGACAAACGCGGGGTGACATCTGCGACCACGACACGGGTCAATGTGTAAAGGGTTGCACCATTCAACCTGAGGGCAGCATTGCTATCGAAGGTCGCGGCGGTGTTTGACGAAACACTGGCGATGTATCGATCAAACACATCCACACCAGACTTGACACGCACCAACTGATTCGACAACAATTCGAAGTCAAACTCAGTACTGGTTCCGGTGACTGCCGTTGAATTGGTGATAGTGCTTACGGTCCCCGTCAAGGCTTTTTTCACATAGAGCGTCTGTCCAATGAAGAAGGTGCCCGAGGGAATGTCACTCGCAGCGACGGGGTTCAGTTCAAGCACATTTGCTTGCTGCACATATTTTTGCACCGACACACTATCAAAAAACGGATACAGCGTGGCATTCGGACGCAACCCATTGGCGGCGAACACAACGTCTCGGGCTCGGATACTATGAACAACAGAGGTGTCCAAAATCACGTTGCCAAGTGACTGTGTATTCGTTTGCGAGGTGTATGAAAATTCGGTGCCTGTGCGTTCCGACACAGATGCGGTTACTGTTTCTGACATAGTGTCCTTCGAAAGTTATGTGTTAGCCGTCGCTCAAACGTCGGTCCGTCTTACGAGTGGTGGATTACCGGCGGCGTCCCAGGCTTCCCAACTTCGCCAATTATACTCGCCTGCCTTTGCGCTCTCACTCCCCTCGTTGACACGCCATTCTGTGCCATTCTCTTCTTCTTCTTCTTCTTCGGGTGCTGTTGCGGTCCATGTCGTATTCCATTCACCCCACACCGTGTACGCAGGCAGGTTTGCATTGATCCACGCTTGCGTCGGACCACCCCCGTCTATTACCTGTGCCGGAAGTGTCGTGGTAGACTTCCACGTATCCACCGCTGGTGACAATTGAATCTTCCCGTAGAAGGAACCGATATCAAATGGGTTTACCGAAACCGATTTGGTTGCTAACGGCTGTGAAATGAACTCCTCCGTCGTATAGGCCGGAATGGCGATATCACCAACAACGGTAATACCAGCCGTGGTGGTGTTCGCATAGTCCGTGCTGAACTGCGTCGAGAACGATCTGAACGCGGAGTGTAGTACGTGCTTGCGTGTGTCAATGGACGCGGCGAAGTCTATATGGGACACATGCGCGGTTCCGGTGCTTGTAAAATTATCCACCACAATCCCGTTCTTGAACCGCTCGTTGTCGTCGGCATCTAGTTCCGTCGTGTCAAGCGTGAGGCGTTCCAGTTGCGACAGTGCCGTATAGTACTCTACCCGCTTTACACGGTCGTCCACCTTTGCGATGTCCCGCATTGTGTATCGCTTGTAGTCGTACGACTTCACGGTGACATTAGTAGGAATGCCCGCCCCATCAACGAGCGTATATGCAGGAATAGTCAATCGATAGAGCAACAAGTCTGTTGCTTCGATATGCGGCGCCTCTGGGAATACCGCAGCCTGTCCTTTCGTGACATGGAACGCTCCGTTGGCGGTAATCGATACAGCATCCTTCCGCGCCAGATAGTAATCGTAATCACCATTCCAGATATCGTCGGACACGGGAATAAGATAGGGCGTACCATCGCTGGCCGCATATGTGCTGTTGGCACTCGTATTTGTTGACGCAAACACCAACGCAACATTTCCGGTCGCCGCCCCATAATGGCCTTGCGCGACACGGAAGTCCAGACAGGCACGTAAGTTCGTCCCTCGCCCATATTTCGGAGAGACATACGTGGGAATAGTATCGTACGTCATGCCCTTATCGACATTGTTCGTCGAGAGATAACTATCCACCGTCGCGTATCCAATACCCGAGTGCATGAAGTGGTCAAAGATAAACAGCAGACGCCCAGTCGTGACGATCACAGCACTTGCGCCCGTCCCGACAATGGCGCGGCCGTAGTTGTAATGGTTGTCGCGTTGCCCCGTATCCAGTCTGAAGTGCGACGTAACATCCGTGGCGGTAGACATATCTCCAGTAGAGAAGACCGTGTTGCTGCTCTTATACAGTACCTTCCGCAGATTCGTCACATCATGTGTGCGAAGCGAATACGCAAAGCTCGGCGCCGTGTTCAGCGTATGATATTCCACCTGTCCATTAACCAACGCGGTCGTTGCAGACGCATGGTAGCTCGTAGTATTACCAACATAATAGTTTTTCGTTCGTGCGGACGAACCAGTGACGAGAGCTTTACCAGTCGCGATGAAGGTGCGCGTATCACTCGTTGACGCGCCGTGGTAGTACGTGAATGATAGGTGATACTCACTTCCTGTTGGCGAACCAGCAGAAGAGATACTCACGCCGTTAATCGCTCGCTCGCTCCCGGCCGGCGTGGAATCGGTAAACTGGACAACTTGACCATATCCATTTGCATCAGCGGTGATATCAAAGATCGTGAAATACTTTCGAGCTTCTTCTGCCGTATAGGTTCCTGCGGGAATGCTAAAGGTATTTCCTGCGAACGAAAGTGACAGCGCGCCGCTAGTGGCGCTACTGAAGGTCCGAGTATTTGAAGCCGACGCATGCCACGTAGAGAACGTTGCGGTGCTTGTGTCAATACTTCCCGACTCGATAAACTTTTCGGGAAGCTGGTAAATCAGTTTGTTGGTGCCCGTGGAACTAATCAGTGAATAGCCGTTGGGTGTGCCGTTAATCTTTCCAGCAGGCGCTACGTTCGCTTGGAAAGAGAGATTGTCCGCATATATCGCATTGTCGTAAGCTTTTGTAGCATCATACAACGTAAACGCATCCGCGTCTCTTGGCTGGAATAACAAACGATAGGTGGTATTCGCATTTGGCAGTACAGCAAGATATTCTTTCAGCGTGATATACGCGTCCGAACCGAGAAAGTGGTAGCTATTAGCGGTGAACGTGCCCGTTACCGGAGAAGCCGCACCACTAAGAACGACGGTTGCCCCCGTAATTGCTGTGTTGACAGCCGGGAACCCATCTCCTACCGCAACCGGTAACTGGATTGCTCCATCAACAATCGTGGCTGTACTCGCTAGATTTCCTGTGAGACTTGTAAAATTCCAATCGTATGTAAAGAGTTTGTAGACGCTACTGTTCGCAAGTTCCGAAATGGCGGCCGCGAGTGGAACACTATAGCTTTCCAGCATTCGAACCTTCGCGGTACCAATCTTCGAGTACGCGTACGTCGTCGCACTTGCCGTATCAATACTCGTCGGCGCAACAGAGTGTACGTCTACTGTCGTGGTGCCAACAAAATAGTTGTTCGGCGCCGTTGTACCAGAGACACGGTTGACTAGCAGGTAACTTCCTACGGTCGCGGGTAGTGTTCGATTGGTCGCCGATTCCGTCGTTCGTCCCTTGTCAATACTCAGCCGCACCGGCGCGGTGGTTTCCATTTCAAACCCACGCACATACGCCTTTCCTGACGAGAGCGATAACTGGAGAGTTGTGATATCCGCAGAGTTCGTAGAATTGGCCAAGCTCGCAGCTTCCACTACGGGCAAGAACGGGCGAATCATATAGTCGCCGGACTCGTCGTAGGTACGCCGTGCGAGCGTGAGCTTCAGTTCAGCGGCCGTGACATATTTTGCATTAGATTGCGTGTAGAGAATCTGCCCGTCAACGACGCGAGCGATCTCAATGAATCCAGCATCCGCAGTGTCCGTAATAGCTCGCTTCGACAGGGTCAGACGAACACGGAACCGATGTGCGCCAACGGCGCTACGATTCGCTTCATCAAGGAGTGACGCACCGACGACATCATCCAGTTCATCGAGGAACTCTTCCACGACTTCCATACCGACCCGGTAGGAGGGAGTGTTCGTTAGCGCATCAAGCACGATAGTCTGCGGCTTGACGCGTACGAAGAAGCCGGAGACAAACATCACCCCTTCATCCACACTAATCGTGGATGCACTATGAAAGACAGACGAATTCGCTCCCGCTGCGAACGTCGCCGTTACCGTCGCGTCATCGCGATCCTGAATAACGCCTTCCGCGCCAAAGGTGTTGGTGCTGGTGTATTTGAAGACGAGATAGTTGTTCGTGGTTTCGGCGTCATCAATCGAGACAAACTGTGTGATGCGCCCCGTGGTCGTGAGATCCGTTACTCCTGCCACTTTGGCATAAACATACTTGCCGTCATTCGTGGTGCGATTGAAGAAGCTCGCCAGATTCGTGGTCGCAAGTACCTGTCCACTATTAGCGGATGTATCAATCGTCAACGACGCGCCGAGGACGCGATCCCCATCACGGAACTGCGTCGTGCCGAGATGCTCCAACTGCGACTGTAAAAGTGTTTGTATCTGCGTTAGTTCACGCGCCTGAACACCGTAGCGTGGACGAAACATGATTCGATGAAAGTCGAAGTCATCACCACGCAACAGCCCAGTGGTCGTGTTGGCGACTTCGTAATAGTCATCGTAATACGGTGTCGTTCGCAGCGTATTTTCTGTGGTGTTGCTAAGTGCCATTCAGTATCTCGTTTATGAAGAAGTATTCTATCATATTTAGTTAATTAAATCGAAAGATTAATTTGATATCTTCCGCTTGATTGGGGTCCCGTGTGACGGGCGCCCGTTGATCGACATACAACACATCACCGGAGAAAGGTTTCAGTTGAGGCGCAGATATCGCTGAGACTACACCAATGACACCCTCGGTTGTCGTATCTGTGACTTCGTCGCCAATTTGAAATGCCACATCACGGCCCTTGTCGTTGATATCCGTCACACGCACCACGGGCACGCTGGATACAAGAACCGTATCTACCACCGTAGCAGTGACGGCATACGCGGTGTTGTTTGTTACCTTGATTCCATCGTCCGGCGCAAAGACACCCGTATTGGCAGAGAGAGTAATGTCGAACGTCTGTCGGTAAAACGATCCATTGGCACTTGCGCCATTCGCCAAGAGTGGATTGTCAATCAACATAATCCGTCGATAGTCGTTCACCGTTGATAGTTGATCGGTTTCGTCATCTTGCAACGTGGTGTTCAACATAATGGCCGAAGCACCCAACTCGCGTTGCGGGTCATATCCGTGATTAGGATACACAGGAATAATCATACGCGCCGTCGCATTCGTTGAACCGACTGCGCGGCCGGACTGTTCCACGATAATCGTATCTACTGTCGTATACCCAATACCACCGTTCGACGGTGTGATATTCGTAGTCGTGTTTGACGTGAATGTCAAACTCAAAGTATTCGCAGCGATGATCGCGCCGTTTCCGTCGCCCGTGACAGTCACCGTCAACGTACCCGCTGGATCGTAGTTCGTGCCATTGGCAGTCATAATACAGGGCACGACGGTTGACAACTTACCGGGATTGTCGGTCGCATAGGTGCGGACTAAACTATCCGTACGCACAGGCATCCACGATGTCGTGAGAAACTGATAATCATCCGTTGTAATACTATAGAGGTACTGCCAGACATATCCGTCAGCGGTAGCCACAGGGCTGACGGTATTCCCTGTCGTACTCGGAGCGGTCGTACTGCGGCCGTCATTATTGTTCCACAGGCACTTGTAGACTTTGTATGGAAGTTCATTGGTGTCGAGCGCATACACGTTCGTGTTCGCAATATTTTCGACGGTATCGTCGTACTGTGTATAGATGGTATTGGTTTCCCAGTTTACACGCGAAATGACATATGCGGTATTCGCACTTTCAATACGCTTCATCGCCATCAAGTCACGCCAGCATATGTAGTCCACAGCTTGTGTCGTTGTCTCCGGCGTCGGTGGAGCGTTATCGTTATCCCACGCAACCGGGCGTCCAATGCCCAAATAGAGTCGCGAACTAATATCGCCAAGATCGTCGATCAGCGTATTCACCTCGGCCGCCGTCGAGGTATCGGCTAGATAACTCTGAAATGTCGTAACGAGACTCTCGTATTTCTCGTTCGTCACCAGCGTTTCATTCAAACGCTTCGACAAAAATGTCAGATATTTACGTGTATCGTTAGTGGGCATAATAGATGTGACCTGTACGGAAACTCATAATGTATTTAGCGGTGATCCATTTACGCTGACGGGGACACCGATGCCGACGGGCTAAACGAACTAGACGGACTAAACGACGATGATGGGCTGTGCGAACTTGACGGACTCACCGTTGGTGACGTAGAGCTTGACGGGCTGAACGAACTCGACGGACTCTGCGAACTTGACGGGCTCACTGAACTTGACGGGCTCACCGATGCCGACACCGAACTTGACGGGCTCACTGACGCGGACGGACTCACGGAGACCGACGCGGAGCTTGACGGACTGAACGAACTCGACGGGCTGTTCGACTGTGACGATGACGGACTCTGCGAACTCGACGGGCTCACTGACACAGACACCGAACTCGACGGGCTGAATGAACTGGACGGGCTCACCGAACTTGACGGGCTGACTGACGCTGACGGGGACACCGATGCCGACGTGGAGCTTGACGGGCTGACGGAGCTTGACGGACTCACCGAACTTGACGGGCTCACTGACGCGGACGGACTCACGGAGACCGACGCGGAGCTTGACGGACTGACGGAACTTGACGGACTGACGGAACTTGACGGGCTCACGGACGCTGATGTTGAACTCGACGGACTGAATGAACTCGACGGACTGAACGAACTCGACGGACTGAACGAACTCGACGGGCTCACCGACACTGATGCAGAACTCGACGGGCTCACGGAACTCGATGGGCTGCCAGAACTTGACGGGCTGAATGAACTCGACGGGCTGAACGACACTGACGGTGACGCAGACGGACTCTTCGATGCGGACGGGCTAACTGATGCAGACGGACTATCAGTCACAGACGCCGAACTTGACGGGCTCACCGAACTTGACGGGCTCATTGAACGAGAACTTGACGGGCTCGTAGACCGTGACGCAGAGCTTGACGGGCTCACCGAGCTTGACGGGCTGAATGAACTCGACGGGCTGAATGAACTTGACGGGCTCGTAGACAGTGACGTGGAACTTGACGGACTGAACGAACTCGACGGGCTCACTGAACTAGACGGCGACACGGAGGTCGACGGGCTCAGTGACGCAGACACCGAACTTGACGGGCTGAACGAACTCGACGGGCTCACGGACGCCGATGTGGAACTCGACGGGCTGAATGAGCTTGACGGACTGAATGAACTTGACGGGCTCAGTGACGCGGACACGGAACTAGACGGGCTGAACGAACTCGACGGACTGCCAGAACTCGACGGACTGCCAGAACTCGACGGGCTCACCGAACTAGACGGCGACACTGAACTCGACGGGCTCATTGACTGAGATGCCGAACGGGAACTTGACGGGCTCACCGACGGCGACGCTGAACTCGACGGGCTCACGGACGCCGAGGTAGAACTCGACGGGCTGAACGAACTCGACGGGCTGAACGAACTCGACGGGCTGAATGAACTTGACGGGCTCACTGACGTTGACGGGCTCACCGATGCCGACGTGGAGCTTGACGGGCTCACGGAGGCCGACGCGGAGCTTGACGGGCTCACCGAACTCGATGGACTGAATGAACTCGACGGGCTCACTGAGCTTGACGGGCTCGCAGACAGTGACGAAGAGCTTGACGGACTCTGCGAACTCGACGGGCTCACTGAGCTTGACGGGCTCGCAGACAGTGACGAAGATGGCGACGGACTGTACGAACTCGACGGACTGCCAGAACTCGACGGACTGTTCGACTGTGACGCCGACGGCGATGTGGAGGTTGACGGGCTGAATGAACCCGACGGGCTCAATGAACTCGACGCCGAACTCGACGGGCTGATTGACGGCGATGCAGAACTCGACGGGCTCACCGACGTTGACGGGCTCACTGACCCAGACGCGGAGCTTGACGGACTGGTCGAAGTTGACGGACTCACTGATGTTGATGGTGACAGAGACGGTGATATGGAACTCGATGGGCTCAACGAACTCGATGGGCTCAACGAACTCGACGGACTCACCGACGTTGACGGGCTAAACGAACTCGACGGGCTCACCGACGCTGACGGGCTCACTGATGCTGATGGTGACAGAGACGCCGATGGCGACTGCGACAATGAACTGAGATCCACAAGAGCGGTTTCCGTCATTCCCGTAACAGTCACAGGCACTTCTGAGGTGACCACAAACTTGCCGTAGGCACGGAACCCGGCCGGGTGCAAGATCTTCTTCAGCACATCGCTATAGCGATTAAACGACTGCGCGGCACGAATGACGTAGGTGTAGTTGTTGTAGTACTCACCGTCCTGAAGATATTTGTTCTCGGACGGGAAGCTCTTTGTCGTAGTGAACTGCCCTTCGTATTGCGACTCTGCGCCGATGACAGGTGTCAACGTGGCACTAACCTGCACCTGATCAGGATCACCTATTTCCGCGGCCGCCCGTGTGACGCTAATGCTGACAGTATTCGCATCAGTATACAGCACGCCCGTATTCTGCATTTTCACACGGGTGATCTGTCCGGCACCTTCCACTACCGTCAAGATGGCGTCTGCATACACGCCGAAGACGCGGCCGACAGTACTTGTCACAGCGCCCGCATCGGTGTCGTAGTAGAACAACTCCTGCGCTCGCGCATCGACACTATCCACAAGCACCAATGGCGAGACGGCGTATCCGCTACCAATAGAAGACAGCGCAACAGTGTTCACGGCACCATAGGATGTCTGCGCCCGTGGGTAGAGCGTACGCACATACCCTATCGCATAGGTACCATAGGTGTTCGCCGTGACAGTATTCGAAGTGGTGTACGCAGTAAAGGAGGTGTTACTGTTAATCGTCTTAACCACGACATCATAACCACTCGACACGTTTCCAATACGGACGTGTGAATTAACAGAGAGCGTCTGTGAAAAGAGGGTGGCCACACCGATGACGGTGTTCGTTCCATTCGTGGTGACTGTGCCAACTTGTAGGTTTGCATAATCCTGTTTGACATACAACCCCGTTGTCAACCCACTGAGGTTCCCCACATTGTCGAAGTAGAGCTTCGTGGCGCCAACCGTGTGACTAACGTTCCCCGCGAGATCCCCAGTGAAGTATCCTACGGGAGTCGCATTAACCGTGGCGGTCGATGTGTTCGATGTGGTGTCCGTCGCCGAACTGAGTGTGTACACCTGCCCCGTGTATCCCGCAGCAGTCGCCACATTCTCACTAAAGAACGGTGCGGTAGAAATGTCATCTGTGAGGATGGACACGTTCGCCAATGTCGCCGTCGTGTTTCCTGAGTTTGTCCAGACCCACGGTGTATAGTACGGTTTCGTATCTGCCGCGGCGAACACTGTGGCGGCCGTCGTATCTATAGTCCATGTGTTCTGGCTAGCTGCGGAATACGTATTAGCAGGCGTTCCTTCAGCACCACCCATCGTGACGGTTGCTGTTGCGTTCGTAAACGGATCCAGAATTACGTCAAGGTAGAGTGCTGTTTGTGTGTTCGCAAGTGTCGCGACATTCGCTCCGGCACCACTTCCCGATGCACTATAGAACAGGACTGGCTCACCAACACTGAAGCCGGATCCACCAGCATCGATAGTAATACCACCGATAGCGCCATTAGACGTTTTGCTTACAACACCGTAGGCACCGAATCCACCACCACCGGCAGGGCCCTCGGACACCAGCACCAGATCATCCGGTGCATAGTTGGTGCCGCCAATATCCACCGTGATCTCGGTGATGACAGGTAGAATGCGGGTGATGACCCTCTTGTTTGGAGTATCGATGTTGTAGAGTAATTGATCCTCACTAAACGTTCCACCCACACTGCCGTGCTGAAGTGTCAGTTCATGAATTTCGTGGCGCTGGTTGGCGGTGCCGCCGACAATATAGCTAACCACTCGTTCGACAATTGCTTGGCCGGTACCGGTGATAATACGCTGCCCAGTATAATACGTATTGACATCCGTGTTCGCCGAGTAATATATGATGGTGCCGGTGTTCGTATACTCCGCGAGTGGATTGGATACCTTCAGCGTCCGGGGCGCATCCCACGTTCCCTCGGACGCCGTGAAGATATCATCACGCGGAAAATAGACTTCCGCCTCTTCGTTGAAGAATGCGCGGAAGAACCAACGAATGCTCTCGGTCGTGCCTTTGTTCTGATAGAACTGCCGCAAGCTCCGCACAAACCAATCGGCGCTGATATGACTGTGTTGTGGAAATTCGTTGGCGAACATCGCAAAGAATCGCGGACGAAACTCGTCCAATGTCGTTGCGGTATCTCGATAGTCCGAGAGCTTGCGGGCTTCATAAAGCGGACCACCAACCGTGGTGGTCGTGGTGGTATTACTGGTGGACGGACCAAACTCTGGCGTTATCGTTGCGGTCGTTGTCGTACGTTCTTGTTCTAAGAAGTGTACGAACGCCATCACAAACTCAACAAAGACCGGATACTCTGACTCTACAAAGTCAGGTATTGCGGTCTTGATGAGATTGTAAAACTCTTGGCCGGGTTGATATGGTCGCATATATTATCGAAGTCTGCCACCCTGATGGAACCCTACATCCGGCGAGACGGTCGTACTGTCTATCACCTCGACAGTGATCGTATCGGTCTCTACGGTATACATACGGTTGAGTTTTGGAGTCATATCACCTGCGGCGGGCAACGCGGTAAACCAGATGTCCACCGCTCCACCCTCGATGGTTTGTGGCGCGAAATTGGCTAACCGCATCACACCCGTCGCCACATCGAGTGTACCAACCGCCGTATCGATCACCGTGAGTGTTCGTACGCCACTTTGCGTTACATACGTCACTACATCAAGCGCACCAGCACTCTCGCGAACGAAGCAGTTCTCATATGACGTGCCGGCGCTATCGAGATAACTAAACCGATGCGACGTTGCTTCAAGAATCGCAGAGACGGTCCCCGACTTATAGAGCGCGCCGCCAAACTTAACCACCAATGTGTTACTCGCCCCAAGATTCGGAAAGACACGCTTCTGTAATTCGATTTGTGTCAACGAACTTGAAATGGTGGGATCCGCATCATCAATGGCCCGTGTGAGCCGCGAGAACCGGAACGACGTGTCAAACTTTTCAATGTTCTCATTCGCGTAGGTATCAATAGCTGCGGCCACGACGGTAGCCAACTGCTGCTTCGTGCGCGTTGTCGTTTTAGGATCGTATTGGACTTGCGCCGTGACGATGAGATACACATAGTCAGGATCGATGATCTCGGGAATGACACCAACAATGCTGTGTGGCTTAACGAGCGTTTCAACAATGGTACTCTTCAGCGTTTCCGTCAACCGAAGCCCGTAGGTTGGCTTGATCGTAATATACACACGGCCGTAGACCGGACGTTCGGCGGGATCGGTTGGGTCACCTTCTTCTCCACCAAACACCGTGATGGCGGCAATGGAGGCGGAGTAGTTCTGAAGAATGAGTGTCTTGTAATCATCCGCCGTCACCGTACGGTTCTGTGTTGCGTAGGTAAGCGGTGCTAGATATCGCACGTCCTCAATGGTTTCCTGATCATCGCCGCCAGTGCTGGGTACCGTGTTCGTATCGATGGCCGCGGTGACACCAGTCACCAACCCGGCGATGGAGGTGTCATTGATACTGAACGGACCACGAATGTTGTTCCCCGCGGCACCGTTACTGATATAGTAATCCGCAATGACGATATTACTATTCTCCAGCGAGGCACCAATAACATCGTTACCAAATTTCAATTCAGCAAAGCCACCATACGCTTCCGAGACAAGGAAAATGTTTGAAGTGCTGTTGGCTAACAACAGGTTCGTGGCTTCCGTGAATGTCGTTGTCGTGTTGACTGTCGCACTCGTCTGCACAGTCACACTAACACGACTGAAGTCTGCATTGGCGTTTGGAATGATAAACCGTTGCGTCGTATTATTCAGATCAACCGTGAATCGATACTGCGCCGCAATCCCTTCAACGAGCGTGATGTCCGTTCCTTGGTAAGTACTGTCGGAAGTATTTTGTGTAAGCTCACTGTCCGCCACGTTGTAAAAGGTTATGCTAGTATTCGACTGTAATACGAACTGCGTATTCTTCGGCAGCGTGATTGTGGCCGGCTCGGTGTTGGCCACCGTCACGGTTACATTCGCGTCGTAGCTGGCACTCCGCACACCGTGGGAGTTATAGCCCAGCATCTTCGCGTGTGAGACTACGGACGACCGCAACTGTGCGGTATCGAGAAATGACTCGTTCACCGCCGCGGACAAGTAGTAGCTGTTATAGAACGTGACATAAGCAAGCACGCGGGTTAGCAACCGTAACCCACTACCCGAGAAGTCGTAGTCGGAAAAGGTTGGGTCCGCTTTCATGAATGTGATCAGATTCGCAACAATCTGATCATAGTCAAGTTCCGAAATCTGAATTTGTGAAGGTAATGTCGCCATATGTTATCGCAACCGTGAAAGATATAGAGTCAACGTAAGTGGTTGAGTCTGATTGATGAGAGTAAACAACAAGTTAATTTCATAGGTAAATTCGTCGGCACTCGGAGTTACCGTCAATTGCCGAATGGCGACACGCGGTTCAAACGCCACAATCGTCGTTTCAATTTCTTCACGGAGCATTACGGTCGTGATCGGGTCGATGGGTTCAAACAACAATTGGCGCAGCCGTGTGCCGAACTCAGGTAAGAACGGCGTCTCTCCAGTATCCAATGACAGCAGAAGACGTAATGACCGCTTGACGGCAGCCGCACCAGTTACCGCCACGACATCATTTGTGATCGGGTTCTTTGCGAACGTCAGCGACACATCTTTGTATGCCCGTCTAGTGGTGAATGTTGTGGAAAGTTCTGGCATACGACTATTTAGTGCGGACTCCGGTATGGTTATTGAGACTACTAAGGTGGCGGCGGTTCAGTATCATTAAGTCCGGTATCATCCTCATCTACCGGCAGTTCTGCATATCTCACCTTGGGTGTAAGAAGCGCATCACGCTTACTCAGAATACTCAGTTCCGCATCCACGGCTGCGATGTCTGTCTCCAGTTGTCGCTCAGCCGTCGCACGCGCTTCACCAGTCAACGGCTCGATGAGATACAACCCCTCATGGTAGGTATCGTCATGGTCGCGTGTCAGCACCAGCCTACGGAGTCCCTGAGCATTAAATGAAACATGAATCCATGACAAGGTTGGCATCACATTATAGTTTAGCACCAACTGGTCGAACTGGAGACTCTTCGCAATATAGTCTGCCGCTTCATACAACATCGCATCTGTTTGCCCGTTGATTTGAATGTCTGCGGCTTCACCCGTTTCATGCTGGCTCATACCCGTATTGAGTTGCCGCAATCCACTCACCACCACCATATTCGGATACTTCTCCTTGAATGGCGCCAGTACGTTTGCACATAGCAAGGACAAGTTATACATCAGATCATCTTGCAGCAACCCACCTTGATTGACAATTCCTTGTGCGGCCTCTTGAGACAGGGACAGCGCCGGTGGTTCAGCCGCAGCAGCGGCAGCCGCAACAACCGCAGCCGTAGTTTTAGCAGCGAGTATTTCTTCTGCCGAACGCGGCGCGCCTGGTGTTGGCACGGCGACGAACAACCACGGGAATAGAATTCGGCGTTCCCAATAGAAGTCATCTTCTTCGGACCAACCATACTCCGAACCGACAATTGTGAGTTTCGGATTGAGACTGCCCCATCCCTCGTTGCGTCCGATAATCTTGACCATATAAAAATCAAGAATGTCTACACGCGGTGTGGTGGCGTAAATTTCCCCACCCGGTCCGTCTCCACCTGTCTGTTGATCAAGCCACCCTGCGGCATTCGCTTGTTCGCGATAGTTTGCCCGCTTCTGATACGCTGCTAACACCGACGCCTTGACATAGTCAGCGTCAAACGGATTTTGTTCATATGACGGCGACACTGACGCCGACGGGCTGAACGAACTCGACGGGCTCAGTGATGCCGTCGGGCTGACTGACGGCGATGCAGAACTCGACGGGCTGTTCGACTGTGACGATGACGGGGATACTGATGCTGCCATATTGATTTACTTAGATGGTGACCGGTTCAGTAATGTGTGGATTGGCCACATCGGCCCGCGACAATGAATCCACTAGTTCCCCGTACGTAAACGACGTACCACCAAGTGTTTGTCCGGGGTCGCTGTTGAAGTTACCACGATACGTATCGCGGTCCAGATAGTTCACGATAGGCAAGGACGCCGGTGCGACTATACCTGTTGCCGGTGTCGTCTTTGCTCCACCGATCTTCGGTTCAATGCTCTCGATATCACCGAGTAGCAATCGCGTTTGCTGATGCGCCTGATACAATTCCACGTCACCCATCTCTTGAGGTGTGTCAAAGAAGAGTGTACGATAGTTCGCCGCAGCCGACGTTGTCGCAATATACGCCAGAGGATTGCCGAGTGGGTTCTCTACGGGTTCTTGCTCCGCCGTCAACGCGGGGAACTCAAACTTCGGCGCGGTGCCTGTCGGAAAGATGCCCCTCTGAAGTTTCCGGATCATAGCCAGAGCAGTTGTGGCTTGTAGAACCACCGCAGCCGTCTCCGCAAGCGCGGCCGCGCTGTAGATCGGCGTCGCGCCGGCAATCGCCGGGCCCTTCAACGCACTCTCTGTTACAGCCGTAGCGGTTTGCTCGATGACTTTCGCCTCCAATCTAGCCATCTCCACCTTATGTTCAAGTACTGCCTTACAAACCTGTCCATGAATCTCGGGGAAGTCATTTTTCATCGCGGCCATATTCAACGTCGGCGCAATACCGGACGTTGTCACTACCGGGATCCCGGGCAAGGTTACGTAGCGCAAATCAATTATGGTTCCGTCAAGAGTGGACTTTGCCTTCGCCCGTAGGTTGATATTCTTCGCGAAGACATTGAAGTCTTTCTTCGTGTGAACGTTAACACCTTCATCGGCCTGCAAGTTCAGCAAACCCTTCGCGTAAATGTTCGCATTCCCGTCCACACTAATATGACATACACCCCTGACACTCACTTGCAGATCGGCCTCGGCCACAATATAGCCACCGCCCAGTAGCTTACAAACGACTTTACCATCGGGATGCATTTCCACGCACGAACCAGAACGATGAAAAACGTGTATGCGCTCTGCGCCCGGTGTATCATCGAACTCAACGGCATGGCCGGATTCGGTTTGACGGGCTTTATTATAGGGCGGCTGCGCCGCTGCCGGGCTGGCGGGTTCGCTCAACATCGATGATCCCTTCGCGGCCGCGCCCATGAATACCATGTTGAGTGGGGAACGGAGGAAACCTGGCTGGGCCGTAAAGCCCTTTAATAGATCAGTTCGACTCGTCACCAGTCGCGCCCACGTAGTTGGTATAGTCGCCCCTCCAATTCCGGTCCGGGTAAACTTCAGCTTGTCTTGCATAATAGACGAGCTTGCCGCCACCTTGCCGCCCTGTGCGAGAGGAGGCACCGAAGGAAGACCAATCTGACTCGGTAACGGATATGTCGTTCGATTCTCGATATTCTCTGTGAGGCCTGGTCCATCGATGGAGAAAAGGTTCGCCCTCTTCGCATAGTTGGTTGCAATACCAGTGACCTGCTCCTTCCGTTGTTCAAGCTGCTTTGTCACGTCCGCTGCGGCCGCAGTACCCGCAATAGGCGTGCCTGCGTTCATATCTGAAATTTGAACAAGGTCAGATGCGGGAGGGAAACCCAAGGCAGTTTTTGCACCTTGCACGGACAAGGTTTTCACATTTTCCAAGGCAGACTTCACACTTCCCCAGGCAGTTTTCGCACCTTTCAAAAAAGTTTTCCCAATCAATAGCGCAGTACCCGCCGCGTCGAACCCCTTCACAGTGTCTGCCAAAGACGTAGACAACGCAGTCAATTTCTTTTTGGCATCCAATGCAGATTTCATCGACGAAAATGTTGAACTAGCTAGTGATTTGGCTTTTGATACGGCACCCAATAGACCACCGAACTTAAGTTTCCCCACCGCAGGGAGGCTGCGCCCCTCCGGTTCTGCGGGCGCGAGCGCCAGTTCGCCTGTATTACGCTGGTCAGTGCCGCCGTCGTATATGTTAGGACCGCTCATGGTTGTGAACCCACATCCCCATCAGACGGGTACGCAGGAAGTTTTCCAAAGATGATAGGCTGTTGTGCGAGTTGAGCGTCGAGAAAAAATCCAATCACCCAATCTCCTTCGAGAATATCTATCGTGTCACGGCTCGCTGTTAAGGGCAACAATGGAAGCGCCCACGGAAGATCGGCCGTAGGAAGAATTCGTGTATCCAATTCATGAAACCCAAGCGCACGTACTTTACATCGGTTAACATGGAGAGGATCGGTTGCTCTAGATTCAACGACACCAATAAACCAGATGAACCCATCTAGTCCAGTGTGATATGACATTGCTGTTGTACTATCCATACCTCTATTTACACACTTTCGATGAAGTCAATTTCACGTACCCGCAACGTTGAATGGCCTATTAAGTGAACTTTTTGCCACACGCAAGCTCATACGGTAATCAAAATCCGCGGCGTCTTTAATTACCAATGTGTGATGGACGGATGTGACCAAATGAATTCCGCTATGTGGAGTAAGTGTTGGGTGGAACCTTTCTAGTGGTTCTGACATCGGATAACGAAGATCGACCAGACTTCCCGCGTGGACGCCTGGCTGCCCGGGCAGTTCAACAAGAGTTTCGATCTGTCGAATTTCACGCAACTGACGATTCCGAATAGCAATAGACTTATGCATCAACTGTTCATTTTCGAGTGCAGTTTTACCCGCGGCTGTCTCAGTATTTGCCGTCGACCAACTATTCGTGGGGACCATAAACTGGCGAACATTTGGGCTGAACTCTCTCTCGAAATATTTGGGAGTCAGTGGATATCGAGTCGAATGCAATTGTTTTGTTTTTTCGAAAGTGTCAGTGTACAGAGAATCTGTTTGGTCCACTTGGCCGGCCAGACTAACAGGAACACCACGGCAGCGAAATTTCTGCGCTAGTAAATCAAAATGGAACACCCGAGCAGCATAGAAGCCAGACGCAATTCCCGCAAGGAGATCAAACGTCTGCTCCTGATGAATGCGGAAGATGGCGTCTCGATCATCATTTGACGGGCCCTGCGCGGCCGGGTTGACTCGGATAGTAGGTATTGTTTCCTTTCCCTGTCGGTGACCAATATCATCAAGGCGCTTGGCATCTCTATACATACCAGCGATACTTGTAAAATACAACCCCTTCAATGTCTCAAAGAATAAATATCCTCCCGAATATTGATTCTCATCTTCTAAAGAGAGCATCGCAAAGTAATTGATAGCACGCAGAGGCGTGTAGTTGGCAATCGTAACATCGATCTTGCCCCATGTTGGAACCGGCGAGGGTGAAACAAATCGTGCCCGCATATGCGGTGACACACCCAGATCCTTCTCCACGATATCCCGCACCGCGTCAGCACACGTCATGTTTTTGAACCGCCGGGAGATTCGGTTTGCTACGCTTCCTACAAATTCGGGTGTGGCAAACTCAATGACATATGTTCGGTTTTGGTGTCGTATAAATGTTTGGTCGTGAACTTTTGTGATGCGAAACATTCGAGAGTATGTTTGATCCTCGCCATCAGCGCCCGTAACAATAAACTGTAAATAAAGATGCTCAATACCCACCATCGGTAAATATTCAATCCAGCCAACATCCTCGGTTAGCACAACGTTTCCCGAAATAGTATTTTGGAAAACGCTCTCGTACAGATCGATCCGCTGAACCACACTCAACACATCCACAGTCCCATGCGGATTTTGGGGGCTTGATGGTATATTTGGTGTGAGGATATGACACGCCGTAACTTGAACTTGGCGCTGCCGCATGACAACATCAGACATAACTATCCTTTATACAAACAACGTGCGGAATGCGCTAATAATCAGAGGAATACTCGCTGCTGGAACAACTTTGATTCGTCGCTTCGCATCGTTGTTGATAATCTCTTGATCATAGGAATTGATGATATCGCCTTTCCTATCTGCCGCCAACCCATTATATGTCGTCGCGTCGACCCGCGTCGAAAGGCGCGCGCCGTTCGTCATCCAATAGACATTTGTATCAGATGTGGCGGCACTGGTACTTCCGTATTTACTGATGATGTATGCGTCAAACTCCTCGTTGGTCAACGGCCAATCATAGAGCGTAAAGATGTTGTTGACCATCAGAATCACCCATGTGTAATTGGGCGTGTTGTATAAAATCTGCGACACGGTGTCCGGGCGTTGTTCATCCCGAATGATGTAGTCCTGTAACGACACTTGAGTTTGCTTCAATCGCTCGGCGATCACAGCGCGTGAAGTGATGTTGCTAAGAAGAACATCATATGACGCACCGGCATTGCCCGGGAAGGTATGCGTCGTACGTGGAAGAAACTTAAAGTATTCCATTACTTACATTCCCACCCACCACTCGCCGCCCTCAAGGTGGGTTTCTGTCACCGGATTAAGTCTATTGTTGGGATGCTCGCTCCATATAGTACTATTCGGAATAGCATCCCTTAGAAGCATGTCAGGGGGCAGCGGGGCGTCGGGGTCGAGCCAACCCGGACTGTCCGGCGACGTGTCAATCCCCGGATGCCCATCGACCGTGGCGGTGGCCTCCTCGATGGCTTGATTGAGCGGCCGCCCGATTGGATCGTACGTGTTGGACGGATTCTTCGGCCCTCGATTGATTTCGACTGAGTCCCGCGCCAGCAGCTTAACTTCCATGAACTTCAGTGACAACTTTGTCGCCGCAGGATAAACACCCGAGGCCCCTTTATAGAACGCAACGGTACCAGCCGCCGCATGATCAATTCCAACGGATGTTAGTACAGAGCGTCCAATTTTATTGATGTGATGGTCGGTCGGTTGGTCTTCAGTCCAAAAAGAAATGTCAAATTCGTATGGGAACCCGATCATCGTTCCCGCAACATTGCCATTGATATCGGGACTATAACTTGGTAACATATAAAACTGAAACATATGAATAATTAGGTCAATCGATTCGGCTTCTTTTTCTGATCGTGGAATCAATAGGTAATCAAAATCGTGTGTTCGATATTCCATATGATTAAACAACACATCAGTACGCTGATTGACCCTTAAGCCAGTGACTTGCCCAGTCGCGCCTGGGAAACGATTCGACGCCGCGTTAAGAATTCCCGCGAATGCAGCCTGACTCAGTAGGTTTCCGCTATCCCTCTTCACACTCTCATAGAGTTCACCGCCTGCCGTCCAAAGGCCGTCTATGGCGGAGCCGGCGACACTACCCACTGTCTTGAGCGTCTCCACAATGGTCGTGGTGTTCGCCGAGTTCGCCATGTCCTGCGTTGCCGCACCCATCCTGCTGATGCCCCTCGCTATACCACCCATAAAATCGGCATTCGTCTGGGCAGTAAACTCAGACACCGCGCCCACAAATGCACCAATGTCAGTCGTATCGTACGCGGCACTGATATCGGTACGCAGTGCTGTCTCTGGTACATACAACGCCACTGTCATCTCAGGCTTGTCCGGCGCCCCCCATTCAACCATATTCTGAAACCCAACCCGGCCGATGTGCCGTCCACTCATTGCTGAGAACTTTACCCATTTCGCAAAGGGACCCGGAACGCCCAACTCAAGTGGATAGCGGGGGGGGCCGCCGGAAAGAGTCGTGGCGTAGACAGGCTTCGTCCAGGCCGCCGCGGCCGCGGCAAGATCGCTAGCTCCGCTACTCATTATTGGCCAGCGCAAAGATGTTGTGGTTATCCATAAAGGTCTGCTGTCTAAATATCTCTTGAAGCATTGGGCGAAAGTCTATTACTATTTAGCACACGACTCGCACGTTATAAACTATGCCATATCAAGGGAAGTTCTTACCGAGGGCACCAGAGAAATATGCCGGTAATGTAAGCAATATTATCTATCGCTCCAGTTGGGAACGACGGTTCTTCGATTACTGCGACAGGACACCGGGCATCCTTCGGTGGGTGTCCGAAGAAGTTATCGTTCCCTATCGCCACCCTTTAGACGATAATGTGCATCGGTACTTTCCTGACGTATGGTTGGAAGCGCACACACCAACAGGGCGACGAACATTCTTGATTGAGATCAAACCCAAATCACAAACGGAGATCCGTGTTATCAAACGACGAACACGAAAATTTCTACGTGAAGCCAGTGTGGTCGCAATCAATCACGCAAAGTGGGACGCGGCGAAAACCTATTGCTCACAGCGCGGGTGGACGTT